TTAAAATTTAACCATACTAAATAATCTTGGATAAATGTTTAATACAATATAAAAAACAAAATATTGTATTCCTTCTCCAAATGCCTGTTTTAAATTAGCTCCTGCTAACATTTCATTTGTCATACATAGTATACCTTTGCCTAGGCATCCATATTTAGCGAATACAAGGACCATGTGAATTATTTCATAGGCTACATCTCCTAATCCCATATCATTATTTTGAGCGAATATAGGTTTTGGAATAGAAATAGCCAATAAAAATACTAATCTAGCATACTCTTTTTTATTCTTCTTTAAATTTCCTATAAATTTATCTATGGCATTTAGATCATATTTATCTTTGTGTAAAAATTCACTTATAGTATAAGTTTCCATACATAAACCTCCTTAAATTGTAAATAATAAGATTACACAAAATCGCAAGTAGGTGAATTATAATGAGTGAAGCTATATTTTGGTTTGGGTGTGCTATTGCTCTAGATATAATAGAAAAAATTCTATTTTAACATAATAAAAAAGCCTGAGATATCCGTTCTCGGCTTTTCTTTTGTTTACTCTTCTTTATTTATTTCTTTTAGCATTTCTTTTCTAAGAACTTGTTTTATATAGTTGCTTTTGCCATACACTTCAAATTTACGTTGGAGCCAATCTAAAAGCATGGTATCATCAAGTGTGTTCTTTTTAAATGAAATATTGATTATAGTTGGTTTTTCTTTTGCCATAATCTCACCTCACTAATTTTTATTCAAGATTTATTTAAAAAATGTATAATAATTATATTATTTATTTTTTCTTGAAATCCTCTATTTATTTTCTTTGTATAAATATATGTAAATTTTATATAAGTGTTACATAAAATTATTTAAAAATTATTTAAAATTTATATAAATTTATGTAATTTTTATTTAATCACTGCATATATATTACTATAAAAGAAAAAGGGGGATATGAAAATGAAAGAAATGTTAGAAAAAACTAGCATGGAAATGTTAAAAGAATACTTCTATGATGCAAGAGGATATTATCCAGAAGATGATTTTACTAAGGAAGAACTTATAAATATAATATTAAAAGACATGGAGGGCAAATAAATGAATAATTTTCAAGTTAGTTGGATAAATAATGAAGGTTTAGAACTATATAGTGGTTGGACTGATTATGTAAGTGCAATTAATCTATTTAGAGAAATTTGTAAGGAAAAAGTTGATATTGACCAAGTAGAAGCAAGATTTTGGGGAGAAAATGATATTCTTCTAAAGAGATACAATAATATAGAAAATAAATATTATAATTGCTAATAAAGGAAAGGCTAGGGATTAAATTTCCTAGTCTTTTTTGTCGAACGATTATTGGAATATTTTTTAAAATATAGTTGACGGCTTTTTCCTTAAGGACTACCATTATAGTATAAATAGTAAAGGAGGTGATAAAGATGAAAGATGAAGAAAAAAAGATAACAGTTAGAGTTAGTCCTGAACTTTATAAAAAGTTTAAGATAAAACTTTTAGAAAATGAACGGACGATGAAAGAAGTTGTAACAGAATTCATAATTAAATATGTTGATGAAAGCAAATAAAAAGATACCCTACCGCCCTAGGAAAGCATAGGATATCTTAAACAAATGGAGACTTAATCAAAATCTCTATTTACATTATAACAGTCTCCAAGATAAAAAACAATTGGAGGTTTAGAGTATGAAAGATTTAATACCAGTAACACAAAATGAAAATGGAGAGCTATTAGTATCAGCTAGAGATTTACATGAAGGTTTAGAAAGTAAAGAAAGATTTAGTAAATGGTTTGATAGAATGTTAGGTTATGGATTTGAAGAAAATATAGATTTCAAACCGTACCAAAAGGTACAAGTTCAATTTGAAGGCCCTAGAGAAGTGAAAAGAACAGTTGATGATTATGCACTTAAAATAGATATGGCAAAAGAAATATGTATGCTACAAAGAAGTGATAAAGGAAGACAATTTAGAAAATACTTTATAAAGATAGAAAAAGAATATAAAAACATATCAACTAAAGACAAATACATATCAGAAATAGACATTGCAAAAGCAGAATTAAGTTTAGTTGAAGTTACTGCAAAATTATTAAACTTAAATGATAGCAGTAAACTAGCGCTTGCAACTAACATATATGAAAATCATAATATCCCAACTAATCTATTACCACAATACACTAAATCTAAAGATAGAATATTACCAGTATCAGACTTATTGAAAAAGAATTATATAAATATGAGTGCAATAGCATTTAATAAATTATTAGTTGAAAAAGGAATTTTAAAGGAATGTACTAGAAAAACTTCTAATGGTGGAAATAAAAAATTTAAAATGTTAGTTGATACAGAATGGGGAGAAAATTTAGTAAATCCAAAATGTCCAAAGGAAACGCAACCAATGTACTACCAAGACAAGTTCTGTGAACTACTAAAAAAAGTATTATAAGTTAAAAAGAAAGTTTTAATAAATAGTAAAAGAGCCAAGGGAAATTACTTCTCTTGGTTCTTTTTTTCTATATATTTCACAAGTACAGTTGCACAAAAGTTTGATAAGGTTACTCTATTGTCTTTTGCTAATTTTTGCAATTGTTCTTTATATTCCTTTTCTATTACAAGATTAATTCTATCTTTATTGTCTTTCAAAGCCATAAAATCACCACCTTTGAGATAATTGTACCATAGTGAAGAAAAAAAATAAATAAATTTTCAAAAAAGAGTTGCACAAAGTGGAGAACATATGCTATTATAATAGTAACAAGAGAATAAAAACCGAAAGATAATCACTTAAAAGATTATTTCGGTATGTAGGGATGTTCAAACCCGAATTTACGCCCTTGGAGTATCATACCAACTCGAGTAGCTTATGCAAAAGAGGATACGTTGAATAGGGAAACTTGTTATATTGTATATTGCACTTGTGCTAATACAATCTTGTTATTAGAAATTTATTATATTTTTCAATGCTTGTAGCTTATATTGTAGTAATACCAACTAGTACAGATATATGTTGATACCTTGAAAACTTAATAAAAAGTACTTGTATATCAACTAGTACAATTAGTATTCAGTACTTATATCTGTTGGTATTACTGTAACACAGGTTACACGAGTACAAGTTCAATATACAATATAACAAGTATTGGAACGTAGTTATGTGTACGATACTATTGAGTATAGAATGAGTACAAGTTCAATATACAATATAACAAGTATTGAAACTTGAGTAGTAGAAGCTTGATATTAGCTAAGTCGTTTGTACAAATGTAATATACATATAAAAACATAGGAGGAAAAAGAAATGATTAAATCATACAAAGTTAGATTAGAACCTAATAAACAACAAGAACAACAAATGTTTTTTCAAGCAGGATGTGCAAGACATATATATAATTGGTGTTTAGCATTCCAAAAGAGTAGATATGAAGATGAAAATATACCTAAGAAGGAAAGATTCATACCATCAAAAGGACTTAGTAAATACTTCACTGCTTACAAGAAACAAGAAGGAAATGAATGGCTTAAAAATTGTGATAGTATGGTATTAGTAACTGCTTATATGGATGGTTGTAATGCATTTAAGAACTTTTTCAAAAGACCTGAAGTTGGTTACCCAAGATTTAAGAGCAAAAATAAAACAACTCCAGCATTTGCTCCAAACTATCAAGCTATAAAAATATCTGAAAATCAAATTAAATTTCCTAAAATAGGTATAGTAAAGTTAAGTAGAAAAAATTATATACCTATTGTAAATAAATACTCTAATCCAAGAGTGACATATGATGGATTGCATTGGTACATATCAGTAGGAGTAGAACAAGAAGATTATAAACCTGAATTAAATCCAACTGTATTAGGTGTAGACCTAGGAATTAAAGATTTAGCGATAGTAAGTGATGGTACAGTATATAAGAATATTAACAAAACTGCTGAGATGAAGAAATTAGAGAAGAAATTAAAAAGATTACAAAGACAAGTAAGTAAAAAATATGATATGAATAAAGACGGAAAAGTATATCATAAAACTAATAACATAATCAAATTAGAAAAACAAATCTTAAAACTGCAACATAGAATAAGAGATATTAGAAATAATTATAGACATACAATGACACACCAATTAGTAGAAAAGAAACCTCAAAAGATAGTAATAGAAGACTTAAATGTAAAAGGAATGATGAAAAATAAACATTTGTCAGATGCGATAGGCAAACAAGGTTTTTTTGAAATCCAAAGACAATTACAATATAAAACACAAGAATATGGCATAGAATTAGTAATGGCTGATAGATGGTATCCTAGTTCACAAACTTGTAGTAAATGTGGACATACAAGAACAGGCAAAGATAGACTTAAACTTAAAGATAGAACATTCACTTGTCCTGAATGTGGACATACAATGGATAGGGACTTAAATGCAGCAATTAACTTAAGTCAGTATTAAAAATAGAATTCTAAAATATAAATTATTAAGGGGGATGTTAGTATGAATGAAGTAAAAAATAAATCTTATATTGAATGTCCTAAGTGTGGCAAACAAGCAACTATAAAATCTGCATCAAGTATATTCTTTAGTGCAGGGGCTATACTGTGGTTAGCAGGAGGTTGTTTACTTTGGATACCAATTATAGGCTGGATAGGTGCACCACTTGCATTTATATTAGGAACTATTTTCCTAGTAATTGGGATTATTGCAGCAATGATTGGTGGGGCAGTAATACAATGCACTCATTGTAATAGTACGTACAATTTAACAAAAACAGAATACAAAGAATTTAAGAAAAATATAAAATAAATAAAGGGGATGTTATTTATGAATAAAAAATTAATGAGTTTAGTTATAAGTGGTTTATTAGCAGTAAGTATGGTAGGTTGTAGTGATAATATAAATAAGAAAGACGATACTACAAATAATGTTAAGCAAGAACAACAAATAGAAAAGAAAAACACAAATACAAATAAGGATAAAGTAGATACTAATAAAGAAAGTACAAATAATAAAGAGCAAACCGAAAAAACTAATTCTAATACAGAAAAAAATAATACAACTAAGAAAGTTCAACAAACTAAAAAGAAAACAACAAATAAACAAGAACAACAAAAGGAAAAAAATACTAATAATGAAGAAAACGACCAAATATGTGCTATATGTGGCGAGTTTGTACCTGTAAGTGATATGTGTGAACGTAACGGAAAACCTGTACATTATGAATGTATCGGTGCTAAAAAACCTGGCAAAGTAATAGAAGATGAAATAACTCCTGATGATGATAGTGATGAAGATGCATGGATTAATGATGATAAACAGGAATTTATCAAATATACTGAAGATGGCAATACTGAATATTATTACAATGGGCACCCAGTAACAGAAGAAGAATATAATGGAAGAAAAGGACAATTTGGAGATTCTGACAGTATAAACGAAAAAATTATAGAACGTAATACACAAACACAACAAGATAATAACCAATCACAACAATACAATGACAAAGATGATGAAGAAATCCTTAAATAAAAATAAAGCTGGTAAGGAAAATAATCCCTACCAGCCTTTTTATTATACTTTCTTTACATATTTTTCAGATGCAGTTATATAAAGTCCACTTTCAAGTTTATACATTTTTGTAGATCCATTCTTAGGTGATACTTCAGCAACCACATCCAATATTTGCCCTTTCTTGACTGTAGTAACTGCTGAAGCATTCCAATCTGCCACTTTACGAACATTTAATTTATCTAAAGTTTGTATTTGGAATTTCTTTGTAGTTGCCTTGGTTTCTTCCTTCTTAGGTTCTGCTTTTTTACCATCTACATAGTTTTTTACATCTTTAATGAAGTGACTGAAGCCATCTGGAGAACATCCATATCCCCAGAATGCAGTACCTGGACAAGTTTTAGCACTTCTTGAAGGATTATATTTGCCTAAATAAGTTCCTCCAGCAGTAAACCAACAATGCGGTCTTATATGAGAAGTGTTAACTGGGATATCAAATCTCTTACACAACTCACCATAAAGATATATTACTGCCTTCTTTTGTGCAGATGTCATTTTATCGTGGCCTTTATCAAAACAACCATATATTTCTATACATATAGCATTTGTGTTCCATTTTCTAATTCCTATTGGAGTAGAATTAAGATTTCTTCCTGTAGTGATTTTGCCGTCTGGAAATACATTGAAGTGCTGAGCTATAAAATGTCCATGCCTGTCACTATCATGCCATGTAGATTTTCCATAACTATCTAATGATTGAGTTCTGCCAAAATGTGGTTCTGCAAATACTTTTTTATCTGTCTTTTCCCAAGTACTGTAGTTAGGTAAGTCCATATGATGTACTTGTAGTTTTGTTATTGTTCTAGTTACCTTTTGTTTATTAAGCCAATTTTTTACATCTTTTTCATTTTCCAATAATGTGAAACCACCTTGAGTTTTCATTATTTATCACCTTCTTTATTTTCAATTAAATTTTTAAAAGCTTGATGAAGTCCTACAGAACTTAAACCACTCAACATCCCTCCTAGTAATATATTTACATTAAAATAGCCTGCTATAAAGTAGTTTAAGACCACTCCTATGCAGGCCATGATTAATGGTATATATTTATTAGGTATAAAATCTAAACTTGTTTTTATTACATATCCAATACAACAACATACTAATATTACTGCAACTACTAAATAATTACTTATAACACTTAAATCTAACATTTATCTCTCTCCTTTCAAATAAAAAAGACTAGGTTTACCCTAGCTTTGATTTCTATATTCACCGAAATATCTGATTTCAGCTTCTTGTCTAGCCTTTACTGCTTCTTCTTTTGTATTAAATCTGCCTAAAGTCTTATGTTTGTAATTTATTGTTATTTGAGCTGTCCATTTATTTACAGATTTATCCCAATAAACTCCAGTAGCTTTAGTTGATGTTTTACCTTTATTCATGTTATTTTGTTGTTTAGTACATATCCTTAAATTGGATTTTCTATTATTTAACTTATCATGATTAATATGGTCCACAACTTTATCATCTGGACAATCCATAATAAATCTATGTAATTTACCTACAGTTCTATTTATAACATATCCTCTGCCATCTAAACACCATTTAAAAACTTTAACTTTGTTTATATCATCCAAATCTATTATTGTTCTTGTTACTTCTTTGCATTGATTATTATAAAGTATCATTTCTGCACAATCTTCATATTCTATTATTTTGTTTCCATCCTTTTTAGTTCTTTTTATATTATACTTTTGTTTATACCATTCTCTATTATAACATTTTTTACACATTTCTTTTGAGTGTAGTTTTTCAAATTCATTTCCACAAACTTTACATATTTTCATAAAACCACCTCTTTTATTAGTTTTCTAATTATATTATATCATAAAGTGATACCACTTGCAATAACGTTACATAACTTATATAATTATATTGAGGTGATTATAATGTTAAAAAATAGAGAACGTATAGGTAGTGCTATTGATAAAGAATTACTTAAAAAACTAAGAGAATACTCTAAGGAAAGTAAAATACCACTTAGCAAACTATTAGATGAAGCGATTGAAGATTTATTAAAAAAGAGAGGAAATTAATCTTCTCTTTTTTTATTTATTTCATCTAACATTTTAATATGTTCTTCAACAACACTCATCCTACTTACAAGGTTATTATGGCGATTTACTCTATCTGATAAGGTTTCTATGTCTTTCTTTAAATCTTTAATTTTTTCGTCCATGACAGCGGTATGTTTATTGTTACTAAAATATGAACCCGCCAATGTTCCTATTAATGCTAATATTGCAACAATTATTTCTGTGCTCATAGACAACACCTCTATTCTAGCAATGTTTGACTCTATCTTTTAATTCATCTTGTTTGGCATCATTAAATTGTTTCACTTCTGAAAGATAGCCTGTAATTCTGCGAATTCTTTGGAATGGAATTGGAACTACTTCATATTTCAAATCAACATAATCTCCATCCAATTTTACAATTAAACTTTTAATTTGTTGCCCTGGATTTTTCTTTTGAACATAATCTATATATGCTTGTTTCTCCCTTTCATCTAATTCTACTGTACACCCTTCTTCATTCCAGCAATGAAAATCCATAATATCACCCCTTTTTTGTATTAAAAAAGGACCTAAAATTAATTAAGTCCTTTAACTTTCTATATTGATTTATAAAGTACAATTATCCCTATTATAGACAGAATACCTATTAATATGCCTATTAAACATAATACTAATGCTATATATAATAAAGCCATGCCAACACTCCTTTTTATTAGAAAGTATTAACATGACTTCATTTTTATAAACATCTTTATTGCACAATAGATTCAAATTGTGTAGTTCATAATATTTTTAAATTGCGAACTAAATGCGTATTAAAAAAGACTAGAAATCAATCTAGCCTGTAATAGTTTGTTTTCTTGATATAGTTTTTGATACAATATTACTCCATAAATATGCTACTACCATAGCTACTAAATATGCAATAATATTTAATACTATATGGTATTTATCTATAACTTTTATTCTTTCTGAAAATGATAAAATCCATAATATTTTTTCATGAAATAAGTATATTTCTAAACTATATATACCTAAAAATGTTAATATTTTAAATTTACCATCGCTAAATTTATCTAGTAACTTTGTTGCTAATAAACAGATACTTAAAGATAGTGGAATATAAACATAATATTTTAAAGCAAATGGAATATAAATAATATTTGGATTTACAATTAGTAAACTAATTATTAAACTAACAATAGCAAAAATATAAATTATCTTACTGTTTAAAGATATTTTTTCTTTATTTACTATAATATTCCCTATATAAAGACCTATTATAAAAATTGGTATTCTACATATAAAAATTAATAAATAATCTAAAATATTATCTAACATTGTAAATCTTATCAATAATCCTAAAGCAATAAAAAATAAACTTGTAATAGCTGTAATTTTTTTAGGATTTTTATTCATAAAATCTAAATAAAAAGGTGTAAATACATATAAAACTAATATAGCTGATATAAACCACCATGTTATATTCCCTTTTATCCAAAATCCTAAAGTTGTTACACCTAAAAAAATATCAATTATTTTTCCCTTAAATACTAATGTGAATGCACAATACCATACTATTGCAACAGGAATAAATGTAGGTAAAATTCTTAGCACTCTTTTCTTGTAAAAATATTTTTTATCGTTATTTTTTGAATAAGAAAAATATAGACCTATACCTGATAACAATAAAAATATATCTACACCCATATCTCCAATATCTTTTATACTCCTTATAACATTTACACTTTTAACATCAATACCTGTATGGAATATTAATATTAATAGCATAGCTAAACCCATTAATTGAGTTCGATACTTACTTAATAAGCTAATTTCACTATTTCCCATATATACACCCCTTTTATCATTATAATAAAAGTGGGTGTATTTTTCTATATTTATATTTGAGGTGTAGCAATTATCATTTCATATTCATCTTGAGTTATTTGTCCTTTTGAAACTCTCTTTTGTAAATATTCTTCATTTACTTTTTTCATAATCCACATATTTAATAAAAAGTTGTACATAATTTTACCTCCTTACAATAAATTTAAAATAACTTCTTCGATTGCACTAACTCTTTCTTCTATTGTTATTTCTTCTGGTTTATTTTGGTTTTTTTGAGCGTCAATTTCTTCTTGTGTCAATTCTGTTTCTATAACTTTTCCATCTATAACTCTTTTAACTAACATTTAGCCCACACCTCCATAATAGAATCTGCTGAAAATAAACCCGTTGTTGACATATCTAATCCTACGGTAATTTTATCTACATATTCTAAACTATTTGTTAAAACTCTAAAATTAGAAACCGTATTGGCATTAAATCTATTTGGTTGAGTAAATACATTATACTTAGGAGCTGTTGTACCAATTCTAACATTTCCTAAGCATTGAGTAAAAACATAATTATTAATTACTTTGAAATAAAAAGCTGCTCTATAAAATTCATAATTTTTCATCAAATCTATACTATATATATTGGTTTTACCATTAAAACTATTTTCCCAATTACTAAAACCCATTCCATATAATAAATTACTTCCTGTATCTTTAGGTTGACTAACTGTTAAAAAAATAAAACCTTCTTTTAGCTGTAAAGGATTGCCATCTTTATCCTGCGTTACAGTAAAAGCATAACATTCTTCTCCAAAAGTTGTTTCAATAACTTTTTCCCATGTCTCAGTATCTCCACCAGTACCAGTTCCACTTGCTCCAGTATCTCCCTTGTCTCCTTTTGGAATACCTAAATTCAATACTGGATTTTCAGTTGTTCCAGTAATTGATGCAGTTGCATTACTTCCACTCTCAAGTGTAGTTACTGTTCCTATTTGTAAATTTGGAGTTGCACCAGTATCTCCATTGTCTCCTTTCCAATTATACCAAGTGTAATTTTTTGGATTTGTTGGAGAATCTGCATTTGTATCTACACATAAGCCTATATATGCGTTTGGTGTATCTGATATTTGTCCTGCTAACTGTGGCGCTCCTGTACTTGAATATTTTATATGTAAATACTGACTTGTACCCCCACCACTTGATATAGGAAGTGTTATTCCGTTGCCTAATTTACTACCCTTTGAATTTACAAGTTGAAGTAAATTAGTAGCACTATCTAATGACAAATCAGTTGGTTGGTTGTTCGCAATCTCTTTATATTGTGCAGCAACTTCATTTACTGCACCTTTAACAGTTTTAGCAGTTGTAGTTAATTCCTCAGTACCTAAATCAGTTTTAATAGTATTTATATCAGTTTTTATTTCGGTATCATCATAAGATGTACCAGTCCCATTTTTTATAGCTTTAGTGTTAGTGTCAAGTGCTTCCTCAAATTTATTGATTATGCTTGCTGATAGTATATCTCCATCTTGGTGGATTTCTCTAATATAGTTGCCTTCACTATCGAAAGCATTTTTTATTTCTCCGGTCGCTAATTTACTTAATCCTAATATAGCCTTACCCATAGTTGCATCATCACTTACAAGAGGCTCACATACATGTAGTTGTTTTGATACAATAGGCATGGAAATCATACTTGTTTTTTCTTCGTCTAATAATGATATTTGAAAATCATAATCACCTACTTCTATTGGATCATCTATAAGATCATCAGTTATTGTAAGTATTGCTTGACCTCCGTCTGTTGGTTGTATTGCAAATGTATATTTTATTTCAGCATTTTTATATAATCTAACTTGGAAAAAACTTGCATTAGTAATCAATATAATATTGTTCATATCACTTTTATTGAATCTATATTTGTTATTTACAATTGTAAAATACAATTCAATGTTTTTATCCAATCTATATAAATATATGTCTTCATCTAAAGTTGCTTTATTTTTATCAATCGTCATAACACATTTTTTATAAATCATCTTAAATACCTTCCTTTCAAAATAAAAAAGAGAACTAAAAATTTAATTTTAATTCTCTGCTTATTTATCTATTTTATCTGTGGATTTTAATTCTTCATTTTCTTTTTTAAGTTTATCTATTTGTTGCTTATATATTTCACATTGAGCTTGAAATAGTACTTTTTGATGATTAGCTTGTGCCAATTCTTGTTTATATATTTCAGTTATTATATTTATTGCATCCATTCAATCACCTCCTATTCTGTATAAGTTACTTTCATTGTTACACTACCACTACATACTGCATAGCTACTAGCATTATAAGTGGATTGAATACCAAAGCCTTTTATAGTTCCGTTTGAAAGTGCATTAAGTATAGTACTATTAGTTATAGTTAACTTTCCACTATCACCAACTGCTATACTTACACTACCACAACTTGAGCCATATGAAGGTTTTCCACTTGGTCTACTTGCATAGTTATGAGTTTTAACTGCTATTGGGACTGCTGCATAAGAACCACCTGATATTCTCTTAATAGTAAGTTCAATTTTACTAATATCTTTGCCCTTGAATTGGTTGAATTGAGTACCAAAGAACCAACATCCATTACAATCACCGTAGCCATAATCACCTTGTCTTGCAGTATTATCTTTTTTCCAGTTGTTGTATACACTACTTCTATAGGTATCACCACTGTTAGATTTTATTGTTATAGTCTTTTTAGTTGATGTAGTAGGGGCTTTGCCTGGGTCTGTGGTTTGACTACCTCCAGCAAATGTTGCTTTTGCGTGCTGTATAATTTGTCCTGGTAGAGTTTGGGCGGTATTTGCAGTTAAGCCACCACAGTGAGCTGCATTTGCTATAGTTATGAAAGCACCGCTAGTAGTCTGGAATCCATATTGACTACATACACCAGCCGAACTTGCATCGTGTATTCTTGCACATCCACTACCTCTATATCCTACTTCACAGTTAACTAATGTAGTATTTTTAATATACATTGAGGCAAAGGCATCCCCGATATAACCCACAATGCTACTTTGTCCATCACTGTGTTTATTATCACTACCATAAACTTTAATGCTGTATGTATTGAGTGAACTACTTTCCTGCGATATAATACTACCAGTTCTACCGGCTACTGCACAGCCTGTATCGGGATGGACAACACCGGTTTGCCCTTCTTCTGTACCTGGCCAACCGCCATATACCCATAATTTGGCACTACTCATATAGTTTCTAATGTATCCGTATAATGTGTGCCCATCTAAATAAAGTCTTATTTGTCCACTAGTATAATTTTGGAAGTCAGCATTTTCGGTTATATCCCCACGCATCCATATATTTATTCGTTTACCATTAAGAAATTTAGGTAAGGCATCTATTACTCCTCCCATTGTTTTATATACTGCACCTTCTGTTAATTCAACATCATCACTACCTGATGAAGGGTCTATTTCAATTTGTATATCGTCATCCAGTGTGCTTGGATATTGTGCATTATTTATTTTATTGGCGGTGATTGTATCAGCAGTTAATTCACCTTCAACTGAGAAACTATCTCCTACAACTTCACTACCTTTTATTTGTGCTCCAACAATATTTCCTTCACTATCTACACTAAAAGTATTACCTTGATTCCTAAAAGTACTACCTATAATAGTTGCTCCTGTAATAGTTTTACCATCAATAGCCCCATCAACTATCATATCACCATCTACTTTTACTTGTTTTGTTATTATATTTAATGCATCTTGTGTTAGTTGCATTGAACTTGTACTATTACCTCTAACCCACCAAGAAAATCTATCAGATAATTGTTGATATTGTGTTTCAGCAGCTTTAATTACAGAACTTTTAGTAATAGCTGCTACAGGTATAGTTTTGTTTACAGTTGTTTTTCCTTCAATATTAATAGTTACGTGTATTTCTCCCGCATTACCTGTTACTGTAAGGAGAGTGATTGTTTTATAATCACTCTCTAATTTTGCAGTACAGTTAGTAGTGTCGGTTATAGTTACTTTATATTGACCAGTAGTTGGTGTACTATCAACTGCGACTAATTGAGTAGTTCCATTATAGATGTTAATTTGAGTATTATTACTAGTTTCTCCTACAACTGTTTTATTAATTGTTGTAGTAAATTGGTTACTATATATCGTAGTACTCGTAGCTGGTCTATCGACTTTTGTTGTGAATAAATTACTGTATATTTCACTCATAAAAAATCACCACCTATCTCAACGTACCATTGCTTACTGTTAATGTTACACTTCTTGATACTCCATCTTGTGTTGTGGCAGTTATTACAACACTACCATTAGCCCCTGCATAAGTAGTACATAATCCACTATGAACCCACACTAATTTACTATCACTAGATGACCATGTTAATGATTTATTAATACAATTATCATTAAAAGTAGGTCTTACCATACAGTTGTGAGAATTATCATTCCAATCCATAGCAGTTAAAGAGAAGTCGTTAGAATTTAATACTAGATTATCAGTACTCAATGGATAATATTTAACCCAATCAACATATTGTGTTATTTCAGTTGTATCACTATCTGGAGTACCGCCACTAGCACCAATCGCTTGGTTAAGTAAAATAAAGTGTGGTATATGGAATGCTCTGTTATCAGTAGCACTTGTTCTTGATAATTCATTTCCATCAATAGAGAAAATCAAACTACCATCTGTATTCCATTGCATTGCAAATTCATGCCAATCGCCAGTAGGATAATTATTGTACCATACACGTCCACTTTCCTCTTTTTCATTGAAGAACGTACCACAAGTTAATTTTCCATTATAGAATTCCATGACGTCAAACTCACCACAATAAGCCCACCATTCACCTAATGTATCAGGACTACCATTTTCCTTATATCCAAATTCAAAACTATCACCTAAAGTCCAAAACGCACCGAATGCTCCATTATAATTACATGCTCTAACTCTAGCAACTATCTTACCATACATGAAAGCAAAATGTTTTTTTGAAATAATAGAAGCAGATGTCCAAGAACCATCACTTGCTTTTTTACCTCTTAAAGCTAATATTCCGTCGTTAACTTCAGCATTTGTATTTGTATATTTTTGAGTTTCACCATTTCTTACATATCCTAATTCATATGACCACTTACGTGAATCTATTGTGCCACTTGAGAAGTCATCAACAACGTATGCTCCATCACTATCTAATAATTCACTTGGTGTAGTTGTACCACCACTACTTGATTTAGTTAGTGTTCCAGTTACTTGCGTATTATCACTTGTACCACATATTCTAATATATGAAGCACTTGCTGGAACATTAATTGTTGTTGATAATGAACCAACTGACCAGTCTGGAGTATTGTTTTCTATAAATCCTCCTGAATCATTACCTAAATAAGTATCACTACTATTATAGAAACATACACAAACATAACTTACAGGATTTAAATCAAGTGTATATTTTCCAGATGGAGTTACTGCTATTTTATCCACTGTACTATAATATTTTGTATCTGTAGTATCAGTAACTACGCCGTTATCCAATTTTTTATATTGAGTAAAAGTTAATCCACTGTTATCCACTAATGTAACTGTGAATACATTACTTGTCTTAGTTGTACCCTTAGCAGTTGTAACTCTTATAGCCATCTTGTATGTTCCAGCATTCGCTTTATCATCATGTAAAAACTTATGGTTATTCCCACTAGAGGTAACTTCACTAGTTTTATCGTAGAATGTATGTCCACCATCCCATGATACTTCATGTTTTGTTACTGGTATATTTGTGGAATATTCTATATAGAATGGTGTTTTAGTATTTTGTGTTATATTTGATATATTACTTATAGTTAGTGTTTCAGTAGTATCACCACCTCCAGTGCCTCCACCACCAGTAGATTCCGTATATACACATTTTAATTTACAGTTACTATATGTCCCATTACTCCAACTACTAACATTGAAAACAGCTGTAGTGTTAGTAAATGAAGTAGCACTAGTGTACGAATTACCTCCATCTTTACTAATTAATATATCTGTAATATTGGTAGCGTCCGTTGTAAAATTAACTGTTAATGTATCTTCAGTTGTACTGGGGTTACTTGTTACTGTTATACTTGCCATTTTATTACCTCCTTTAATCACAAGTAGTTACAAGACACTCTTTACTAAGTATTATAGTATAGCCATCCAAATTCTGAATTGACTCTTTTATTTGATTTAATCCCTCTTTTGTTGCATATGTATCACTAACTGTCATCTTGAACCCATCTAAAGACTGCTCTAATTTTGACTGTTTACTAGTTACATCATTTACATTGGTTTCTAATTTTCCTATTGTAGTTGTATGTTTATCCACAGTGTCTTTTGTACTATTATATTCATCCTTTAATTGTGTTACAGTTCCGTCCGTCTTAGTTATAGTTGTATTACTAATAAGACTGGATATTTGACCTTGAGCAACACTGATATTAGTTGTATTAGTAGTTACTTGTTCAATAACACTGCTTAAGTCTCCATCTACAGTAATATTCTTAATTGTATCAACTGTCTTTTTAAGCTGATTGAATGATACATCTAATGTCTGTTCAGTATCATCAAATTTTATATGACTCGCTTTTATGGTATTAGTATTATTATTTATACTACTAATAACACTACTTATATCCAATTTACTACCAGCGATATTAGCATTATCATTAACCATGGCATCTACTATTAATCCATTAGCTACTGCACCGGATTTAATACCTTTTTCATCTATTAATACACCTGTGCCAGTAGCATCAAATAAGCTGAATGTAAAATTACCTGTGGCATCTTTTCCTATTTGAATACGTACATTGCCTTTGTCATCTTTAAATTGTTGAAGATTGCCTTGCAATAACATACTTCCATCTTTTGATTGTATTTGCACATTATTTGTATTAAGAATACCTGTATTAATCTTATTGGCACTAACAGTATCAATCATTGCGTCCTTTATTAATGCATTAGCTATAGTTACTTTATCACTTGTTAATACTAAAGAGTGGATATTATCCATAGTTAAGTTTCCGCCTATTAACGTTTGTATCTGTGCTACTGTAGCTTTTAAGTTAGTGATAGTCGCATTAATAGCATCTAAATCTCCAACATTTAAATTATCTATTTTAGCATTAACTGCCGTAAAATTTTTAGTAGTAAGGTCTTTGAACTCACCATAGTCAGCTTTTATCTTTTGTGCTTCCAACTCTACTACTTTTAGTTTGGGTACGCTTTCTCCATCTAATAATAAATTACCTTCATCATCTATATATAGCCATGGAGCCTTTCCATCTTTTGTAAGTGTCTCTAACAGTTCTTGTAGATTTTGTGGAATTTTAGTATCAGGGTCAGTTTGTAATGCTTTTGTTTCAGGGTCACCACATAAATCAGTTATAGTTTGTTTAGCAGTTTCCATGTTGTTAGTTGCGTCTTGTAGTTCTGCACTCATCTCCTCTGTCATTTCTTCTGTACTTAATGCTTGCATTAATACACCAACAATTCTATCCATAGCCTCATTATAATCTTCTCCGGCTTGTTGAATATCACCTATTTTGGGATCCTCACATTCTTCGTCTTCTATACCTTCAACTTGCACATCAATTCTATCTTGGTCATCTTCTACAGTGTCAGGTACTTCATAATACGTATCATCTTCCGCAGCTCTATCGGAAGCAGCAACAGTAGCTACTTCCGGTTCCTCTGCAAATTCTTCCATGTCCTCATCTAGTGTTGGCCACACAATTATCTCACCGTCATCATCATATATGGGTCTCTCAACGTGCTCTTGTCCATCACCAACCACGTAAATCCCTCCTATCCTATCATAAATCTACCGACAAATAATATATTCTTACTCGCAAGGTTTTTAACCTTTACTTTTCTAAATACTCCACTTGATAATCCATTAGTACATTCAAGTGCCACATAGTCACCATCTTTGTCTTTTTCTACTACTATAGCAGTATGAGATATGGCCATAAAATGACCATTATTTTTACTATCTGCATCCATAAATATAATATCTCCGATGGCTAAGTTCTTAAATGTTTCTAAATCTGCCACATCTACTACCCAATTCTTTTGTACAAAATATTTTCCTATATCAGCCTCATCTCTAGTACTTGGTATAGCCCAGCTAACACTATTATTTCTATTATTATCAGCTTTCTTTTCGTTGCCATATGGAGATTTTTCATAAGTCCAACCAGTTAATACATAATTAAGAAAACAACTATCATCTATTTGATATTTTCCGTTTACTTTCCACTTACTGATATTCTCAGCAGGATTCTTGAAGTCACAAGGTGTAGTAGAATTATAACTGAACTTACTATTATTTTTATAATAACTATCAGCTATTTTAACTAGGTCTGAGGAATATTTAAAAAGAGGCTGTGCATAATTACTACCTTTTTCCTTAGCTCCAACACTTCCAAGGTATGCTTTATCACTAATTGTAGTATCAGGATTATAGTATACGGATACAATGTAAGTAGTATTTACTTTTGGTATTAATACACCATTCTTACAGTCAACACCTTCTAGGTATACTGTGCCAGGTTGTATTAGCTTGAA